AGAGGTCCCAATAGGAATTATTACTGGGGTTATAGCTTTGTTAAAAAATCGTAAGGGGTGTGGTGTAGTAGGGGTCCCAGACATACCCTATATAGTTTGATTTGAATAGTTTTACATGTATATTAGTTTATACCCATATTGAAACATATGCTGACATTAGAAAAAATTAATAAAATTAAAGATCCTATCAAACGTAGAAAGCTGAAAGAAGATCTCGTTAACGCAGATGAGGCAGCTGATAGAAAAGAAGCTCACGATGACTTCTTGTCTTTTGTAAAACAAATGTGGCCTGAATTTATAGAGGGGTCCCACCACGCACGTATCTCAGAAAAATTTAATAAATTAGCATCTGGAGAAATTACTCGTTTAATTATTAATATGCCACCTAGGCATACTAAATCAGAATTTGCGTCTTACTTTTTGCCTGCATGGATGATCGGTAAAAATTCTAAGTTAAAGATTATTCAAGCAACCCACACAGCAGAACTTGCAATTAGTTTTGGTCGTAAGACAAAAAATTTGATCGACTCAGAAAATTATCAAAAAATTTTTTCTACAAGATTACAAGAAGACTCTAAAGCTGCAGGACGTTGGAATACTTCTAAACAAGGTGAATACTTTGCTGTCGGTGTCAAAGGTGCTGTAACCGGAAGAGGTGCAGATTTATTAATTATTGATGATCCACATTCAGAGCAAGATGGAGCAAGCAACAAGACCACAGCTTTTGAAGCAGCCTACGAGTGGTATACATCAGGACCACGACAACGTTTACAACCTGGTGGTCGTATTGTTGTAGTTATGACTCGTTGGTCAACTAAAGATTTAACTGCAAAATTAGTTAATTCTCAAGCAGATGAAAATGCAGACAAGTGGGACATCATAGAGTTCCCTGCAATTTTACCAAACGGAAAACCAGTGTGGCCAGAATATTGGAAGCTAGAAGATTTTGAAGCAGTTAAAGCTTCGGCTGGTGTAAATAAATTTAATGCACAGTATCAACAAAATCCAACATCAGAAGAAGGTGCAATTATAAAAAGAGAATGGTGGAACGATTGGGATAAAGAAGATCTACCTTTAGTTACACATTGTATTCAATCTTACGATACTGCATTTTTAAAAAAGGAAACAGCCGATTACTCTGCTATTACAACATGGGGTGTATTCAGAGAAAGTGAAGATTCACAAGAATGTTTAATTCTCCTTGATGCGTGGAAAGGTCGAGTTGAGTTTCCAGAACTAAGGCGCGTGGCCAAAGAACAATATGATTATTGGAAACCTGAAACAGTAATCGTGGAGGCTAAAGCTTCAGGCCTGCCACTGACACATGAATTAAGGAACATGGACATACCTGTGGTTAATTTCACTCCAAGTAAAGGTCAAGATAAACACGCAAGAATAAATGCAGTAGCTCCTTTATTTGAGTCAGGTAAAATCTATGCTCCTCTAGATCGTGAATATGCAGAAGAAGTTGTAGAAGAATGTGCTGCTTTTCCTTATGGAGAAAATGATGACTTAGTGGATTCTGTAACTCAAGCTCTATTGAGATATAGACAAGGAGGACTAATAACTCACCCTGAAGATTATAAAGAAGAGCCTTTACCTAGAAGCAAAAAGAGTTATTATTGGTAAATGAAAAATCCTACCCTTGTAAAAAATATGAAACACGTTAAATGGAAAGAGATACCCCCTCTATCTGGCCCTGATCCACGAGGCTTGATTAAGGAACCAAAACAAGATAAACAAGAAAGATTGGAGAATACAAATGGCAGATATCGACAAATCACTTCCAAACGAAGTTAGAAAAACTATTGAAATCGAAGGCCCTGAAAAAGAGGTCGAGATCACAGAAGAAATTGAAGAATCCATTCCAAGTCAAGGCGACACGGAAATTACACCTACAGATGACGGAGGTGTAGAAGTTAACTTTGAGCCAGGAGCTTTTAGTCAACCACAGGGAGAAGGTCACTTTGACAATCTTGCTGAGTTACTACCGGAGGAAATATTAGGTCCTCTTGGTTCAACGTTAAATCAAAACTACATGGATTACAAAACGTCTAGAAAAGAATGGGAGCATTCTTACATTCAAGGTCTAGATCTATTAGGATTTAAATACGAACAACGAACAGAACCCTTTCAAGGCGCAGCAGGTGCAACGCATCCTGTTCTAGCTGAAGCAGTTACGCAATTCCAAGCGTTGGCTTACAAAGAATTGTTACCGGCCGACGGACCTGTAAGAACACAAATTATTGGTGCACCAAGTCCACAAAAAGAACAACAGTCTCAACGGGTAAAAGAATTTATGAATTATCAGTTGATGGATAAAATGAAAGAGTATGAACCTGAGTTTGATCAGATGTTATTTTATTTACCTTTATCAGGATCCGCGTTCAAAAAAATTTATTACGATGATCTATTACAAAGAGCAGTTTCTAAATTTGTACCTGCAGAAGATCTCGTGGTCCCTTATTCAGCAACCTCACTCGAAGATGCAGAGTCTATTATTCATGTCCTTAAAAAATCAGAAAATGATTTACGTAAACAACAGGTCTCGGGTTTTTATAGAGATGTAGAATTAGGAAGGCCCGCGGACAACGAATCTGCTTTAGAGAAAAAAGAGAGAGAACTCGAAGGAGTTAAGAAAACAGTTAACGAAGATATGTTTACTTTGTTAGAGTGTCATGTCAATCTTGACCTAGAAGGTTTTGAAGACAGAACGGCTGACGGCGAACCTACAGGAATTAAACTTCCATACATAGTAACACTAGAAGAAAGCTCAAGAGAAATTTTAGCAATCAGAAGAAACTATGCAGTCGACGATCCAAAAAAAGAAAAGATAACTTATTTTGTACATTTTAGATTTCTACCAGGACTAGGATTTTATGGTTTTGGTTTAATACACATGATCGGCGGTTTATCTAGAACCGCAACATCTGCCCTAAGATCATTGTTAGATGCCGGTACGCTTTCCAATCTACCGGCAGGATTTAAAATGCGTGGTATCAGAATGAGAGATGATGCCCAAGCGATTCAACCAGGAGAATTTAGAGATGTGGATGCACCAGGTGGTAACATCAAAGATGCTTTTATGGCTTTGCCATTTAAGGAACCATCGCAAACACTTCTACAACTAATGGGGGTCGTAGTATCAGCCGGTCAAAGATTTGCATCGATCGCTGATATGCAAGTAGGCGATGGGAACCAACAAGCGGCAGTGGGTACGACCGTAGCGCTGTTGGAAAGAGGAAGCAGAACAATGTCTGCAATTCACAAAAGAATATACGTAAGTTTGAAAGCAGAGTTTAAACTTCTTGCACGTGTATTTAAATTATACTTACCTAACGAGTATCCGTATGATGTTGTGGGTGGTCAAAGAACGATTAAGCAATCAGACTTTGATGATAAAGTAGATATACTGCCAATTGCTGATCCAAATATATTCTCTCAAACACAAAGAATATCTATGGCTCAAGCTGAATTGCAACTTGCGCAATCCAATCCTCAAATGCATAATTTATACAATGCTTATCGTGCAATGTATGAAGCGTTAGGAGTTAAGAACATAGATCTTATTTTAAAACCACAACCACAGCCTCAACCTATGGACCCAAGTGTTGAAGCAATTATGTCTTTATCAGGAAAACCTTTCCAAGCATTCAAAGGTCAAGATCACAAAGCCCACATTACAGCTCATTTAAATTTTATGACAACATCAATGGCTAGAGGTAATCCTATGGTAACAGGGTCTATGCAAAAAAATATTTTTGAACACATTTCTTTGATGGCATTAGAACAAGTTGAAATGGAATTCCAAGATCAAATAAGACAATTACAAATGATGCAACAGAATCCTGCTGCAATGCAGAATCCTGAGATGCAACAACAAGCTATGAATTTAAATATGCAGATCGAAGCTAGAAAAGCTATCTTGATTGCAGAAATGTTTGAAGATTTTGCTAAAGAAGAGAAAATGTTATTAGGTGATTTTGCAAATGACCCTATTGCGAAGCTAAAATCTAGAGAATTAGACATCAGAGCTAAGGATGATTTTGTAAAAGCACAACAAGCACAAGAAAAAATCAATCTTGATAAGATGAAAGCGATGATGAACCAAATGAATAAGGACGAAAAGCTTCAACAAAATGAAGATCTAGCAGAATTACGTGCAGCAACNTCATTGACTAAGCAAGAAATGTCAAATANANGNAAANTTCACGATTTTGGTAGAAATTTNGGNAAAAAATAAGTAGTATAAAACAACTAAGGAGAAAANATGGTAAAAATAACAAAAGTTCTTGGAGTCGGTAAAGATGGTTTCCAAAAAGGTGGAGTTGCAATTGGTGATTCACCTGGAAAAGTAGGTATTGATCCGAGATCTAAAATTCTTTCAAATCAAGATCGTGTTTTTAACCAAATCGAAGAAGGTAATGTCGTTGAGGTTAGAGGTACGAGAAGAATGTTGAAGGATAAAAGTAAAAAAGCTACTTGGTACTAATATGGCTTGGTTTAGTCTAGCAAAGATTGCTTTTCAAGCGGGAAGTAAAATTTATTCTAACCGTCAGAAGACTAAGATGGCTATGTCTGATGCACAATTGATGCATGCAGAAAAAATGGCTCGCGGTGAAGAAGCTTACCAAGGTAAATTACTTGAAGCGAGACAAAACGATTATAAAGATGAATTTGTGCTCGGAATATTGAGTGCACCGATAATTGTACTGGCGTGGGCAGTTATATCGGACGATCCAACTGCGATGGACAAGGTAAATATTTTCTTTGAACATTTCAGTAACCTGCCGAAATGGTTCACTAATTTATGGATTCTCGTCGTGGCGAGTATTTTTGGAATTAAGGGAACACAAATCTTTAAAGGAGGGAAAAAATAATGCCAAACAGAAGATTTAACAAACAAGTCACTAACAGCCGTAAACCTATGATGGGTGGCGGAATGTCTACAGCTAGAAAAGATATGAGATCTGGTTACTACCAAGATGACATGGGCATGCGAGGCGGTGCTATGATGAAAAAAGGTGGTAAAGTAGGTAAAAAGAAACAAGGCTTTAAAGCTAGAAAAGATGAATCTATTGCTATGAGAATTAAAAAGAAAAGAACTAAGAAGCAATTAAAAGCTTCAAGAGATGATTCTTATGGAAGATTCGGAAGTAAAGCTAAGAAGTCTGGTAAAATAAATAAATAAGGAAACATGAAACCAATAAGCAAAAGTAAAAATAAAGGCTTAGCTAAGTTAGCTAAAAAGAAACCTGAGTTAGCAAAAAAATTTGGATACAATCCAAAAAGAATAGTTGCTAAAAGAGGTGGGAAGGCAAGATAATGGCTAAACTTTGCCCAAGAGGAAAAGCAGCAGCGAAGCGTAAATTTAAAGTTTATCCTTCGGCGTACGCAAATATGTACGCCTCTGCAGTTTGTTCTGGTAAAGTTACACCAGGTGGGAAGAAAGGCCGTAAGAAAGCAGCTAATGGTGGTCTGATTAATATGACCAAAATGAGCTTGATAGTATAATGGCTGAAAAAGGATTACGATCATGGGTAAAAGAGAACTGGGTAGATATTGCGAACAAGCGATCCGATGGTTCATACCCGAAGTGTGGGCGCAGTGGTGGAGAAAAAAGAAAAAATTATCCAAAGTGCGTGCCCATTGCAAAAGCAAGAGCGATGAGCAAAGGTCAACGTGCGGGTGCCGTAAAAAGAAAACAAGCGGTAGCTAACACAGGACCTAAACCATCTAGAGCAGCAACCTTTGCAAAAAGAAAAAGTGCTTACGTAGGAGGATTGATATGAAGATGCAACCTTATAATGGAAGTTACATCAAAGGTAACTTAGGTGGAGTCAAAGTTTCAAATCCAAGTTTAGTAAAATACTACGGGGATAAAATTATGCCACGTGATGGTTTTGCAAAAGGTACTAATCCACCAAGAAATAAAAAAAATTTCAGATCTACAAAGTCTGGAGCGGGCATGACAGAAGCCGGTGTCGCTGCCTACAGAAGATTAAATCCCGGTTCTAAACTAAAAACAGCCGTGACCGGCAAAGTGAAAAAAGGGTCAAAAGCTGCAAACCGACGTAAGTCGTACTGTGCAAGAAGCGCAGGTCAATTAAGAAACTCGTCAGCTAAAAC